TTCCTCATCACATACACACTCTTCATCTTTATTTATCTCAAATGTTTTAGTTTCACCTGTTTTAGGATCTTTACATTCACATTTCTTTTTAGTTTCTGGTGTTGCTTCTGGTGTTGCTTCTGGTGTTGCTTCTGGTGTAGGTTCTGGTGTAGGTTCTGGTGTAGGTTCTGGTGTTTTTTGTTCTTCTTCAAGTTCAAAAAGCTCTGTTGTATCTGTTTTAGCATTTACCTTTGATTGATCAACACATCCTGCAAAATTTGCTTTTTGTGATGGATGAAACCAGCCTAATGCCTGAGCACGTTCTAAACTTACACCTTCTCTTTTTATTCTTGCACAAATACCTTTTTTATACTTTACTTGATCTGTAGCAAACTGAGTAACTTTTTTAGGTTTGACACCACTAAGATCTTCTTTTTCACTTACACTACCTTTAGCATAAACTTTTGTACCATCAGCTCTGGTAATTTCAATTGTTCCATCTGGAAGTGTTTTAGTTTTCTGTGGTTTTACTTTATTTGCTGCAACTTCTTTTTCTAATTCTTCTTTAGTTTTTGATCTTGTTTTTCCACCACCACCTTGATATGTAGGAACACCACCGCCAATAAATCTATACAAACCACCATAAGCATTATCAGGTATTGCTGGTATAGGATCTGTACTTAAGCTTTGCATTCTTTCAATTACATCTGCAGGAATTTCATTAGAAGGACTATACATTTCTAGCTCTTCAGGTGTAAACATCTGAGGAGTAGCTTTCATTCTATGTATTATATTAAACTTTTCAAGCTCTTCCATAGAATCCCAATTACTAAGATCTGGTTTTGTAGGAACACTTGGCGGCATATAGTTATCTGTAGGTAATACTTGATTCCCTTCTCTATCAATTACATTAATTTCCATACCACCTTGAGCCATTGGTATTGCACTTGCCCAAGGTAAATCATACCCACCCATAGACATACCATATTGGGCCATTGGTGCCTGCATCATTTCTTCAGGACTAGCTTGTGGCATTTCTTCTGGCATGGCAATAGGTGAACCATCAGGCATATTCATTGGCATTTCCTGCTCTGGTCCTACACCTTCTTCACCTTGAGACATTTGATCTTCCGGTTTTCTTTGTTGTGGAATTTCTTGTTTTGGCACTAAATCTTCTTCAGCAATTTTATTTGCTTCCATATAAGGTTTAGCAATTTCTGGAATACCTTGAGGAAATCCTTTCTTACCTTCTTGAGCTAAAGCTAAAGCACCTAGTTTCATTACAGCATTTTTAATCATTATCTCTGCTGTTTTTCTAGCTATTTTATCAGTATCCGGATCCTGAAGTGTTTGTCTATATTTATTAATGTCATATTTTTTTGACATTTCTGCTGGAGTATAACCACCTTTTTTAGTAGACAAACCAAACATTTTTATTAATGTAGGATCTGTAATCTTCATAGATTTAGTATCACTAAATATAAAACTATCATCTGGAAGATTTAAAGGAACTCCACCACTAGAGTGTCTTGGTCCTTTTATAGTATAGAAAGATGGAATATTACTACCATCAATGTTACCCATTACTGTTTCTCCACCTTCCGCTTCAAGATTAGCTACTTCTCTAGGTACAGCTGTGAGAGTTCTATTTACTTTCATATCAGGAGCCCCAATATAAGCATTATAATCTCTACCCCCCATTGCAGGTACATCATTAACTAAACCTCCTTGAACTTGATATCCAGTTCTGGCTTTAGGTTGTTTTTTAATTCTTACTTTGTAAAACATAATGTAAAATTATAAATATTCTATTTCTCCGCCATTGGCTAAGAATTGTTTAATTTGATCTTCAGTCATATATGCTACATCATCATCTTCTTCATCATAGAAACCACCATCTTGATATAATGAACCACCATATTGTGCAGATCTACTTGTATGAACAGCTCCTTGTTGATCTGGTCTATAAAGTCCTGTGTTAGTGTCATAGTCTCCACGGTCTCTACTCGGATCAGAAGCATAAAGATTATCAGCTGTAAGATTTTCATACATCTTAGCATTTCTCTTTTTGTTTTTAAATCTATCAATCATACCTGCTACTCCAGTTACAGCTGCATTTACTGTATTAATAGTACCTTGTGGATCAAGTTGATAAGAATTTTTAACTTTAAAGTCTGCTGAATAATCACCTGGTGTAGCTTGAAGTTCTTTTTTAGCTTGATCACTTGATATTTGATTTGGATCTGTTTTAATCTCTTCAGGTTGTTTTTGTGGATTTACTGGAGCAGGAGCATTAAAGCTAGCTTGATCACCCCAAAAAGAAGATTGTTTTAAACCTGGTATACCTTCATTAAGAGAAATCATATCTACATTAGACATACCTGCTAGTGCAGGATTATTAGTAAAAGTTACAGGTGATCCACCATTTGGAAACTGTTGCATTGCTCCAGTAAAACTACTTAGGTCTCCGCCATATTGTTTTTCTTCTCCTCTTGCAATTTCTCTAGCAGTTTTTCTTTCAGCTCTTTTAATTTTTCTTTTAGTCTTTCCTTTTAACCCTTCAGTGTTTGAATAAACACTAGATTGTTTTTCTGATTTAGATTCAGCATCTTTATTTTGTTCAGGAAGAGTGATTAAATTTTGCTTTCTCGGATCCATTTCTGGATTAGTAAAATTAACAGTAAACTTTTTAGGTCTTCCAAACAATCCAGTTTTAGTTACATCAATAGATTTTATTTGTGTATTTGGACCAAAACCATATCCTTGTAACATTTCACCTGTAGCCTTATTATAAGGACCTCTTTTCATTTTAGCCCAAGAACCTTGATAAGAAGCAATATTAGCTGGAAATAAATTACCAAAAACATTATAACCTCCATATCCAACATTAGCATAAGGATTAAATTGTGGAGTTATAGTTTTCTTTTTTGTAGTAGTAGTTGTAGTCTTCTTATCATCACCAAATCCTATACCTGCTTTTTGACCCATTTCAAATAGTTCTTTAGCAGATAAGTCATCTCTTAAGCTCATTTTATAATAGTCACCTACTTTTTTTCTATAAATTTCAAATGGATCATTTTGTTGAGCTTCTTCTTTTTTCTGAGTTTCTTCATTAGCTTTTCTTTGTTCTTTACTTGGAAAACAATTAGTAGCTCCTGGAAGACATTGATTTTCATTTACTTCTCCTTTAGTTTTATAAGTAGTAAGACCACCCATAGCAAAATATGGATCAGATGTATCTTTAGAATACACATCATCTATATCAGCTTGAGTAATGTATTCATCATTACCACCATATACAAACTGTTGAAGATTGCCAAACTGATCTGGCATAGGACTATCTATTAAACCTCCTTCTTGGTATCCAAAAGGAACAACATCTTTTGCAGAAAAAGGTCTAATTGTAATTGGATTTAAGTTTATTAAATTTTTAGATTTAGACCCTTGTACATACTTTTTCTTTACTGGATCAAAGCCATACCATTTACTACCTTCTGGTCTACCCCATTTATCTTTTTTTACTTTTTGTTTTTTTGAATAAGTAGATATATCAGGTGCAATACTAGCACCAACTACCTGTGCTTGTTTAGTTGCATTTCTTTTAGCATTACTGTTATTAACTACAGCATCTGTTGCTTCATTATTTACTTTAACACTTTTTCTCTTATTTGACTCAGCTGTATTAACTTGAATATTATTAGCTGTAGTACCAGGAGTTGAAGGATTACTTGATTGTACATTATTAGCTGCTGACTTAGATGCATTTATAGCAGTTCCAATAGGATCTGTAATCCAACTAGTTGTAGTAGTTGTATTTGGTGATGCTTCTAACTGTTTAGCTTGGATACTATCTGGTATACCATTATTATCTTTATCCCAATTTTGTGCAGAAGTATTTGCAGCATTAGAATTTGTTTTATCTGCTACTTCTTTTATAGATTTATTATTTACTGTACTAGCTACAGTTTCAGTAATGATTCTACCTTTTGACTTACCTTTTTTAATTGTAGTTGTTTGACCATAGCCATAGAAACCAGGACCATAACCAGGTAAAGCAAACCCAGACATATTTCCAGGCATTCCAAATTCCATAGTATATTCTTTTGGTCTACCAAAGATTCCTGTTCTTCTTACATCTATTTTACTAATAGGCATACCATATCCAAATCCTCTAGGCATTCTAGGTCTACCAAATAAACCTCTTCTCATTTGCATACCAAACTGAGCCATAGGTGGTTCCATTGGTTGTTGCATAGGATACTGCTGTTGCATCATTTGTTGCTGCTGCATCATTTGATCAAACTGTTGTTCAGCTTGTTCTTTAGCTTTAGCTAAACTAGATTCTTTTTTTACAACTCCTAAAAAAGCATTTAATCTTTGTTTTCTAAGATCTTCTCCTCTGGGATCTGTATCACTTTTTTTAATTTCTTCTTCTTCTTTGTCTTCTCCACCCATCTGCTTTTTAACAAGCTTCATAACAGAGTTTACATAAGATCTTTTATTTTTTTTGTACTGCCCACCATTTCTAAATTCTGTTTGTACTTCATCATCCGGAGCAACTGCAGCTTGTTCTTCTGCTTGCGGAGACCATGCTTGACCAGTAAGTGGATCTACTTCTCCACTTAACATTTCTGCCATATTAGATGGTAAGTATGCTTCAATACCAGGAAACTGAATTGGATAAGATTCTCCACCTTCTTGTCTTATAGGTACAATCACAGGTGAAACACCACCAAACTGCATAATAATATCTGAAGCAACCTGATCATCATCATCATAATCTTCAAAATCTTCTGCTGCTATGTCATTTGCTATATCATTATTAGTGTCATCACCATAAAAATCTTCATCTATTTCTTCTTGTACCTCATTTAATGCAATCTCTTCTTTTACAGGTTCAGATTCAGAATCTTCATCTGCTTCTTCCTCTTCTTCTTCATTGCGAGATTCAAGTGATGCATAAATTTGATCATAGTACTGACTTGCAACCATAGGATCTTGTCCTAATACTTGTACTAATCTTACTACAGTTTCTTCTTTTGGTCTACCATTAGATATATCTGCAATAATACTTTGTGCAATTTGATCTTCTGATATTTGTCCTTGTTCTTGTTGCGCTCCGGGATATCCAATAGCACTAGGATCAGGCATACCACCTTCCTGAGCTTTTCTTAAAAACTTTGCTGTTTTATTAAGAACAGCTCCTTGACCATCTGGAGCTCTATAAATTCTTACTTTCTTTTTCATGTAATAGCTTAATATATAAATATACTAAAATTAAAATAAATTATTAAACTTATAAAGTTTATAGCAACTCAACAATATACCCGTCATCTACAAGATCTTGAATTTCTGCATCTGTTAATTCAGTATCAACATACTTAGCATCACCACCTTTTTGCATTTGGTTTAATGAAGGTACAGAGATATCTTCTGAAATATACCCTCCATCTTCATATTCATCTTTAGGTTCAAACCTGTTTACATATGCATCATAGTTAACTCTATTATCTCTTAATGGTAGATTAGGTATACCACCTACTTTAAAGTCATCTCTGTTACCAATAAAGTTCTGAGAGACTCCAGCACCTAAAGGCATTCCATACTCTGCTTTTTGTAAATATCCACCATACTGAAATGGAGTCATTTTTTGTATAACATGATCATAAAGAGCAGGAACAGTTTGTTGATTTACATTATTTGTATTAGATATTGTTTTCTCAGGTTTACTAAAGTCAGTTGTGTTTATAACATTTTTAGCCCATTCATTTCTTTCCTTTAATGGTCTACCTTTGCTACCTCTTTCATATTCTTTAAGCATTCCTTCTTTATTACCTTCTACAACATGTTCTACAAATGATGGAAACTTATTTATTACTCCATTATAAGTATAGTCTAGTAATAGCATTTGACTATTCTGCGGAAGACTATCATATGTACCTGGTCCATATTTTTTATCTACAAAAGATTCAGCTACTTTTTGTTTTTCTAGTACATCCTTTTTTTGTAAAGCATCGGCTTTTTCTTCTGATATACCTCTTGAATAATCTTCACCTGGCATAAGTTTATGACCATATGCAATAGTATCACTGCCTCCTTCAAAACTAGCATGAGGATACCACTTTCCTTTTTTATATCCAGCTTTTACTGAGTTTTCTAATTTTTTTAAATCTTTAAGATATTTTTTTAATGACTTAGGATCTAAGTCTTCAGGATTCTCTATAATTGCTATATCTTTATTTGATCCTCCTTTAGCATATTCTTTAGCATTAGGATCAAATATTTTATACTTTTTAGGTTTTTTAAAAAGATCATGCTTTGCAAATAGTTTATTAATAGCCATCAAGCTCTTAGAATATTTACCTTTCTTTAAACCTCCTTTTTTCATCTGAGGATATTCATCAACATAGTCTGCTTCAGGAAATACATAGTCTTGTTCAGGATACATCATTTGCGGTTGTCCTACATTAGGTTGTGCTAATACAGGATACGGTACTCCTTGCATAGTTATATCACCACCTGGTATTCTTGTTGGTTCTCCAGGATGTTCCCATTGACCTCTAGGATCATATATAATATCTCTTGACTTACTAGGAGCTTTAGCTTTAGTTAACTCCTTAGTTGCTTTCTGCAGTGCTCTTTTGTTACTCATTACCTAGGGGACAATTGGTTTTTACTATTTACATTTTTAACTATCATATTTACATTTCCTGATACTTCTTTTCTTAAAGCAACAAAATTCAAATAATGTCTAAACTTTTTTCTTTGTAATAAAGGTTTAGCAAAATCAATATTATCAAAATTTAATTGTCTAGTGTATCCGTCAGGATTTGTATTCCATATTGTTTGTTGTGGATATGTTCCAAATAATTTTGTTGTATTTGGAACTAATGGACCTTGTGGAGGATAACCCGCCCCAATAGGAAACTCTCCTCTATCTTTAGTAATATCCCAAAACTGATTAAATCTGTATTTGTTTTCTTCTTTAGAAAATAATATATCAAATCCAGGTGTATTTATAAATTCAGCTTGACCATTTACTGGATTTGTGAAAATCATTGGAATATTCTGATTAAACTTAGGATATTGTAAACTTAAAGAAATATTATTCTTAGGAAATATATTTAAGTTAAGATAGCCTGAAACCTGTTCTGAATTATATATTACAGCATTATCAAAATTATGATCTAATACATGAAAATCATCAATACAATTATCAGCTGTTACATATGACTCAAGTATATAATCAATAGATTTTAATGTAGTTACTGATTGACCTGTTGATACTGGAAACTCAATCTCAAAAGGATAATCAACTCCATAGTAATTACAGTATTGTTTACAAGTAAAGTTATGTTTCCATACTGTATTTTCTTTAGTTGTAAAGAATACTGTTTTTGCAGGTATAACTAAATCAGGATGCCAATCATGAAAGCTAATCCAAAACTCATTTTTAGGGTCATAACTTATTGTCCATGAAGCAGAGATAAATAATTTTGGATCACCAATCATATATGATCCTGAATTATCTAATGTAAAATAATCTCCTGTACCTTTTTGAATAGCAACACCATTTGAATCTATATAACATTCTTTCACCAAAGGAATATATTTAACTCTTCCTTCTAGCTCCGGTCTTAAGTCATAATCTTTTTTACAGAAATATAATATAGAGTTTTCATTATCATATACTGATTGAATACCAATACCAGCTATAGGATTATCTTGCCATTCATAATTTGGAAAATGTTGTGTTAACTTATATTTTAAAAATAATGCAAACCACCATTTCATACCTACTTGAGAAATTTCTTTTAATCCTCCAGAGTAACTAAATATTTTACCTTGGTTTTGTGATGCAAAGAATAATCCTGCAGGAGTTGATATAACAGCAAGTCTAGACTGAGAAGAACCATACTCATATGGTTTATCAGCATTTGTTACTGCTTGTCCTGGTTGACTAAATAAACCTCCGTCACCTATAGTAATCTTAGTACCAAGATCTGTATTAAGTGTATCAACACCTTGGAACATTTGAGGACTATCATTTTTGAAAGTAATAAATATACCTGATTTGTTTATAGACTTAACCCCTGAAATTTGTGACTTAAACTCTCTATAGTTATTAGGAAGAAATATAAACCAACTATCTTTGAATGACTCATCTTGTTGTTGTAATGAATAATATATTCTATCTGGAAGATAAGTATAACAAAGTTTAGATACTAGTGGATTATAATATGTGCTTTGTAATGCTCCAGATGAAAAATATTGATTATACAATTTAGTTATACTAAGTGAATAATCATATCTATACCAGTTACCTCTAGTTATATTTTGAGGATCAATATCAAACATTCTAAATAAATCAGTATAGTTATATGGGTTATAATGTTTTTCCCATTCATAATCACCTGCTATTCTAAAATCAACAAGTACTTCTGATTCTACAAAGAAATCTCTTACTGATGAACATGCTAAGTAAAATTTAGCATTTTTAGCTCTAAATAATCCAGGATAACCATTTACAGGATTATCTGATGAATAACTCCAATATTGATCTGGTAATAAATTTCTTTTATTAAAGTAATCTAAATTGTAAAAATCAGTTGGCATGTTTCCTGTACCAGGTGTTGATGATGATGATGAAAAGTCAGGTGTAAGATCAGAAACATCATAATCTTGACTGTTTAACCAAAACCTTGGTTGCGGTATCATTTGTTTTAACAAATAATTATATTCAAAACCATCTGGCTGACCAAATAACCAATCATAGAAAAAGAACATTGTATTCTTTTCTGTATATCTATTTACAAACGTATCTCCTCCAAAGAAAACATTTGTTTTTGAAATAACTTTAAGTTTTTTATTAGTATTACATGCATTACATTCTGTATCACCATTAACTGAATCTGGTAAACTTGCATAGTCAATTTTCTGTTCAGATGGTGTAATTACAATTTGTTTTATTCCTTGTAACTGTCCATATTGATTTCTAATTCTTACTTTAACACCTGCATAATGACTAGCTATTGGAGCATTAAAAGGTCTATCAGTTTCAGTAAAACTTGGATCAAGATTTTGATTAGCTGGACTTACAGATAAATTATATGGATTAACCTTACCATTTTGTTGAATTCTACCGATAGTTGTTAATGATTGATCAACATATCCAACCCCAGTAGGTTCAGTAATATAATCAGGACCGATTGATCCATTAACATATGGACCTCCATAGTTTGGTCCGGCCTTTGTCCTAATAACAACTGCATCAGATCTGTTTAAATTGTTAATACTATAACTTATTTGAGATCCGTTATAATCTGTATATACAGGCATTTGTTGAATATTACCTCTTATATAAAAACTATCTTCTGCTTTAAATCTAAATAAACCATTGGCAGCATTGTTTCTTTTCATATCATCATAGAAACCGTGTGCAATCATTTGTAATGCAACTTGATCATATGGTATTAATGCTCTTATGATAGCTAAGGCAGCTCTTGCACCTTCGCTAAAATAAAATGCTAATTGATTTAGTGCACCTAATACTCTATTTACAGGATCTAAGTATGCCCAGTCAGGTAGTGTGTATGTATACTCAGTTGCTCGTGGAGCTACTGCACCTGTAACAGCTGCTATATTAACTGCAGAGTCATAAGCTGTCTGTATAGCTGTAAAAAATGGTGTTACTCCTGCAAATGCCATTGAAAAAGTATCTGCAATTACAGTAAGTCCGTTTGCAAAATAAGTTTCTAATGCTATATTATATGTACTAGTTGCTGTTGCTAAAGTAGTACCAGCTATAATCTGAGCAGCAAATGCACCATCTCCACTTACAGGTCCACTAACAAAAGCTCCACCATTTGCAGTTGCTGAATTGATAGTAATTCTACCTCTCATAGATGTTATAGCTTCTATAAGTCCAGCAATTGAAAATACTATAACACAAAAATCACTTAGTAACTTATGTTGAGGATGTTTATTAGGTTCTATAAATTGTTGAGTTGATTTACCTCTAAAGTACCCATATAGTTTTAACTCTGTATTTGAAAGAAACGGAGTATTAAACATGGTATCCGGAGAATGAAAACTAACTACATCAATAGGAACTTTTTGATCTAATACATTTGAACTATTAGTTGGATCAACAATTTTAATATACGGATCCATAAAAGGTCTATCATGATCACTTCCGGAACCTTGATTATAAAATCCATTAATAGTGTTAAAAGGATAATTAGCATAAATACCTGTAACGGGACTTGCATTATTTACTATCTGACCTTTTAGTTGGTATGTCCTAAAATTATTTAACATACCTTTTGCAATAATAGATTTATTACCTTCTCTAGAACCTCTTAATATTTCATACCCAACTATTCCAGGTATGTCATTACCTTCATTATCTTTTGGATATAAAATATTTTCAAAGAATACTCCCATTAACCTTATCCTAAGTGGATTAGGATTTTGAGAAGGGTTTGGTTTAAAATGATTTGTAACACTTTGACTACTTGTATCTGACATGTTATCTGGAAACTTATGATGCCTAATTGGTTTTCCACATAAGTCCCAACTCAAATCACTCTGTTGGTATTTACCTGTCCAACAATGAAAACTTGCATTGTATATATCAGGTCTATCATCAGGATATTTTTCAGTTGATTCCCAATATCCCATATCACCTGTTCCAATTACTACACCTCCATCATCTAATGTAGTATTTGTATATGATGTAACAACTCCGGTATTAAATGTTTCAAATATTTTATCATTAGATGTTAATGCATTTGCACTAGTATCTGTTGAGTTTTCAAATGTAGCACTACCATCAGGATAATTTCTTGGAGCTCTTCCAGGAATATGATATGAAGAAGATTTATCTCCCGTATCATACACCCAACGGATAAAGAAACAATATACTTCATCTCTTAGATAACTTCCTTTATTACCACCTTTTACATAATAGTCTGATGAGTATTCAACAGAAGCCCATTTGGTTTTAATAAGATTTGCTAAAGGTTGATAATTAAAATCAAATTTAGATGTAGGACCTATACGCAGTAAATAGTTATTTACTTCAGTTATTTGATCTGACTTTTCAAATACAGGATTTTGTAATTGTAAAAAATTTAATGGTACTGATATTAAGTCTTCTTTTATTTGATCTAATGCAACTCTAGTAGTTTTAGTAGAATATGTTCCAATTTGTTTTGCAACAGTTCCTTGATTTATATTCTGTACTATTACCAAAATAAATTCATCAAAGTTTTCACTATCAGCTTCTATATCAATAATAAGTGAACCTTGTAAATCATTTGGAAACCAAATAGGTTGTGTATTACTTGGAGAAAAATAGTTTGAAACTATTTGACCTTTAATACTATATGCTAAAGTTGCAAAGTAAGTTCCATTTCTTAAAGTTCCACCTTGATTACCTAAAGTAACTTTAAGAGATGGTGTTTTCATTAATCTTGCAAGTCTTATTTTATTACAGTCTAAAGAAGGTAGATAATCTATAAATATACAATCATTGACTATACTTTCATCTTCATTCCAAGCAACTCCTGGCCACAAGAGTTCATTAATACCATCTGAGTAATAATTAATATTTGATTGACCTAACCATACATATGGAGGTTTAGGCCAAGTTTGTGGATCTCCGATGTTTAAATATCTATCAGGATTATTACCATCAGCCCAATATACTTGCCAAGTACAATCTTCTTTTTCTCTAGATGACCCTGAGATAAGATATCTTTTATCAAAATTTAAACAAGGATCTTGTACTATAGGTTTATACAAACATACATCTGCTTCAAATAATCCAATCTCAGAAGATACTGAAAGACCATTAAGCTTATGTCCTGCTGTAAAGATAATCCACTTATCAGAAAATAATTGAATAGCACCTATAATATATTTTTTTAATGCAGTAGCTGGCATAGTTGATCCAGCAGTAATACATAAAAAGTTTGCATCTTCATTTGATAATGTACCTAAGTTACCTTCTTCTGTATTGTTTATAGCATTACGTGCATGTGTCCACATACCATCTTGAACAAAAGATGGATCAGAATCTTTATTAAGACCCTTTGTAAAACCTTTACTTATAACTGTAGTTGTACTTTGAATATCTTTTGCCATAGTTATATAACTCTATTATAACCGTCACGTCTATTAAAAAATCCACTTGTTGGTGCATATGATTTAAACATATTATAATACTTAGCATACTGTGCTTTTCTATTTGTCCACCAAAGTTTTTCCATTTCTTTGAAGTTAGGTGTATTAACTAAACTAAGAGCATTATTTCTAGCAGCTTTAAGTTTAGCTTCTATTAACTGCATTCTTTGTGCAACATCCTCTCCATTTAAAAATAAATTTTCAAGTATTCTTTGTTTAAGTGCATATTCATAATACTCATTAAGAAGATCATGATCAGGAACTAATAAGTTACCTTGTTCATCTTCCATAAGACCCTGATAGTTTAAATATACTTTGCCTGTATCAAATGTAGTAAAGAGATAACCGTTTTCAAGCCATCCTTCATTTGGCGTATTGTAATAAAGATTTGGACAATCACAATGTATATTTTGATTCTCTTTCATTCTTAATGGAATCAATTCTCTATATACTCTTGTAAGTGACGGGTTTATTACTTGTATTAATTCATATTTTTCTCCTTTACAATTCATAAACACCCTTGGAGGAATACATGTATTACCGTAAGGATTATTAGGATCATACTCTGTAGGTATAGGATCTACTATAGGATGATTAAGATCACATGCTGCTGTTTGATTGCATGGGTTAGAGTTACAAGTTCTACAATTAACACTAATTGGAGAACAAGTGTTTACTGTACTAGGAGTTTCATAATAAGGTACTTCTTGAATATTAGTACCTCCCATATTGTATCCAACTTGATCTGTAAATTCTCCGCAAATAGAAGCAAAATTAAATGTATAAAAATTATCAGGAAGTTGTACTCTACCATGACATACTTCTAATATTGTTTCTCTAGTTTGATTTATTCTTAAACCTAAGTCATAGTTTAATTTCTTAGCAAGTTTAATTAACTGCTGAGGCTCTATCATATTTTCTAGAGCAAAGGTATTCAGATCTATTGTTACATCTTCAAGTAACTGATCAAACGTACGGTAGCGGAGTGTATAGTTATAAGACATTATCTAAGTGCATTTTGACTATCATCAGGCCCGTCAGTTGGAATCTGCATAGTCATGGTTAATTCTTTTACTACATACTGTTCTATCTCAGAAAATAAATAGTCAGGAATATTTAATGGTCTGTCCTGTTGTATTTCACAAACATCTGTATCACATTTTTCTGTATTGTTTTCAAATATAGCTTCCATCCTTACCGCATCCCAATCAACATTTGGTGCATATAAGTAACCATTAAGATACCAAAAGTAAGGTCTCTTATTATATTTGAACGTAGTTGATTTTGTCATAGATATCCAAGTACCTGGATCTGTTCTAAACATTTCAATAGATCCATCTATAGAAGATACTGTACGGATAATAGGACCAAACATACCATTAAGTATGCTAGGAAGTTTATCCTTAGATCTTTTAAAATAACATTCTGAGTAAACACCTATGCAACCTGCTTCTACTTTATCAACATCAATAAGTTCAATATAAGGAAGCACTTGAAATATTTGACTCATCTTCATTAATCTAAATTGATTGTCTTCTCTTTTCATAAGAGATTGAGCATATTTCTGAAGAGAAAAATATATTGTTCTATCAGTTAAGAAAGGATCTTCCTTAACAGCTTTGAGTGTATTTCTTACTCTTGATATGGCTTCCCCTATACTTGTCATAAGTCAAATTCATTATATGTTTCTAATGCTTTTGCTGTTTGCTTAGCTTTAAACTCTTTGTATCTTAAGTTATTATATGCATGTTCAATCTTTATTTTTGGATCAGCTACAATATACATTTGCCAATTTTCAGGATATGCTTTTGCAACAGATCTTTTAAATTCTCTACATGCTATGAATTTCCAGAACTCTCTATTCTTTATCCGAATTTTTGGTGCATGATTTGTATAAAAAATCTTTGCAAGTTTTCCATCAGTTGCCCAGTTTTTATTTGAAACTGTTACTCCGTATTGATGGGACTTAGCAAAGTCAATATTATACTTTTTACTTTGCTGACATGTTCCTACAAATAACCAACCTATTGACTCAGGTAACTGCACCCCATCTCTTGTATCTATTACAGTTTGAAATACAAGTCTGTTAAAAGCTTTACCAATTTTCTTTAAGTCAGCATCATTAAGATTTTTATACTTAGGATACTTCTGTCTAAAACTATCAAAGAACTTTTTGTTCATTATATTGTGGACTTCAGGTCTATACCTTGGTCCTTTAATATCAGGTTTTTTAATTTCCTTCATACTATATATTAATATACTAAAAATAAATGACTTTAACAAATGTAAGTAAAAAACAAAACCCCCACAAGTGTGAGGGCTTTGCCTTTGTTGTCACAGAAACCAACAAACCTGCAACTTTTTTTATTTTTTTTTTATGCTGGAACAGCAGCAGCACATGTAAGACCAACTGCTTCTGCGTACTTTAACCAAGCTTCTACAGAAGACAAAACTAACTGTCCTTTAACACAACTTAATACAATTCCTCTATCAAGTATTCTATCTACAATTTCCGGAACTGTTTCAATATTGGTTCCTTCTTGAGCATCAAACATTGCATATACTAAAGCTTGTAAATTAGAGATATTTGATGTCAGATCAATATTTAAACTACCTGACTCAACTACTCCTTTATCAAGTAGTCTATCTTCAAAATTAGGATCAGAATCTGAGTCTATTAATGTTTGAAGTTCTTCTGTAAAACCATTATTACAACCTTCACAGTTATTTGTTGGAGGACTCTGTGCACATCCTACAGCTTCTGCATATTTTAAATATGTTTCTACACTTGCAAAAACATTTGTACAACAGTCATTATTTAAACTTGACTCACATTGGTTTTCAGGATCTACAGATTGTGTTCTACCTACTGCTTCAGCAAACTTTAGATATGTCTCAACAGAGGCTAATACATAAGGTCCACAAACCGGGCAGCAAATACTATTGTTTTCTGATGGTAATATTAAACCTTTAAGTAGTAATAGATCCAATACAGCTTGTGGAGGAAGTTCTTCAGTTGCATTAGAAAGTGCATATCCTGTCATATAATCATATGCATTTTCACAAGCTGTACCACATACAACATGATTAATATTTTGTATGTATTCAATTAGATTTACAATAGCCTCATTTAAGGATGTTCCTGTATCCAATATAATTTCACCATTACATTGAAGCGGTTCTCCTGTATATAAAACACAGTTAGCATCTATTGTCTCTGAACAAGATACTGGATCCGGACACCCTTCAGGTGTAGGGCATGGTGCAGGACTAGTCATAAACTTATCCTCACATCCACATTTTTTACATTTATTATTTGTTGTTGCCATTTTTTATGGTATTGAAAATCTTCTTACTGCACGCACATGATATGGGTTGGTCTTACCGCCGGTGCTGTAGACAGTCCCAAAGTTGAAGTAGAAGCTCCACGCGCCGGTGGGGACGTACTCAGTACTACTCCAATAGTAGGCCGTAGTATCAAATTGGGTCCCACTTGCAGCTATTAGTCCTTGTGCAATTTCCCATCTATTATGAAATATTTTAGACAGCTCATCAATAGCAGGAAGATACCAATCAGTAAAACCATTATTGGTACTAGAGTCACATAATTGAGCAGCTGTGCCTACTGCTGCACCAGCTGTCATCATCGCTGTTGTATTTGCTTGTCCGTCCCAGGTACTTTCACAGTTTGGAACATTTGTAGTATCTAATCCCCAAGTAGCAGAAGGTCTATCTTGAGTATCTACAACTAAGTAATTCTCAACAGTTCCGGATGTTGGAGTTCCAAGAGATGTTGTTGATAACCATCTATGAGCAATAACTCCTCCTCTAGATGAAACATGTTGTCCTATTTCATAAGTAAATGAACCACCACCACCGCCTCCTGATCCTGTAATAGTTAGTGTATCTCCTGCAATAGAAGTAGTAATACCTCCAGCTCCAACTACTGATAATGTATCTGTAGTTGAGTTTGCAGTTGTACTACCCGTTGTAGCAGTAATAGTTGCCCAGAGATTTTGAGCAACATTAGGTGCTGTATTTGTAATAGTAATATCAGTAGCAGTTGAAGATAATGAAATGTTAGAACCAGCTTTTAATCCTTTAGTAGCTAGAGCTGGACCAGTTCCAGTATTTACTAATGATTCATGTATAGTAGTACCAGCATCAGATAATGTAACTCCAGATCCTGAACCTGAACTTGCAACAGTATATGTTGTAACATTTCCAACAGTAGTTGGTGTAACTGTAATTCCACTACCTTGTGCTACAACAGTTACAGGAAAATCAGATGAATAATTATAAATATCACAAATAGCTACCCAAATATTTTTAATTGCGTTTGATACAGTTGGTGCTGCATTCAATGCTGATGCGTTAACCCATGAACTTGAATAATATGCACTAAATGTATTTACTGCCGGTAATGCTGCTAATGGTTGAGCTGTATCTGAAATACATTGTGATAATACAGCAGTATTAATATTTATAGGAGTACCAGTTGCACTTAATAAACGACAATAACCCAATGTATCATCATTCATTAATGCATTAAGAACTACATCAATTCTTTGATTTCCTGATAATATACAGTCTACTGGAATATTAGGTAATGTATAGCCTGGTAAGTTATCTATTTGAAATTGTAAATCCGATAGTGTAGAATTAATAATAGTTATTTCCTGATCTATATCTTGTGTGCTACTTATTATAGTACATATTCTATTTGCAATCATTTGAACATAATCAAGTAATTGCATGGTAGTTTGACCACCTGTAATCAAACATGGAGCTACAGATACTACACAATCAGGACATTCAGATCCTGATCCTGATCCTGATCCCCCATTACCTGAGTTAATATCATTAAGCTCAGATACTTTATCAATAAGAAACTGAACTAGTTCTTCAAAATTTAATGATGAAGATGATAGCCCAAAAGCAGATAAATCATAGTTGCTTACTTTTAACTCATCTAATATTGTACAAAGTTCTGTAGCCAAAGTAGCTACAACATTAGATACTGTATCTCCTGTACATAACTTGATACAATCTAGATTGGGACCTTGCCATATCACACAATTACTTGATATTGGGCTACAAGGTTTATTATCTAAGTTTAAAGGTTTCATATTATAATATACTAATTATTATTGAGAATTACAAGTTTTAAGTGTTTGATTACAATTGCATCCACATGTATTTATTGTTTGCCCGCAACAAGTTGTTACAGGTTGACATACATACTCAGGATCTCTTAATGCATCAAGATCAATAAGTTCTTTCTTAATAATCCATTTATCATCTTCATCAGGACAACAATTTGATATGCCATATCTAATCCTCATTACTTGTTTATAATAAATCTCAGATGACTTACATGTTATCTTCTCATACTTTTCTATATCACATGCTGGTGTTGAGTATCCAGGTTTTACTTTTCTTTTTGGTAACGGTTCTGGTTCTGGTTCTGGTGCAACTGGACAGTCCTCACAACTATCATACTTTTCTAATTGTTTTACTATAGTTGGATTAACAGGTTGATTTGTCTTTTCTACTTTAAAACAACCTGAGAAACCTTTAATACTAATTACAGGATCAGGTAAAGTACATGCATCAGTAACTAAATTTTCTACTTCAAGCTCACCACTATCAAAAATCCAATTTTCAAAAAATGGACATGGTAATTCACTTTCAATAGTATAAACAGCTTCTTCAGTATCTGACTCTATGACCGTAGGATCTAAACGTCTAGTTATAATTAATTTCCATATGCCTCCATTAAGTACTATATCTATAGTAAAATTAATAGAGAATATAAAATAAGAAATATCATTATTTGGATTATTAAAAACAGGAACTTCATACTCATAATCTACCCCATTATAAGTAAATGAAATGTGAACACAATCAGTACATCCTATGGGAGGTTTTGGAGGTATATCTATATCTGAATATGTGTAAAGTATTTCTTCAGGATCTGAACAACTAGTTAATTTATAGTATGTTTTTTTACATGTGCTGCACGAATTGAATGCATACTCAACAGTTATTGATTGAGTAGATGGGGGAGTATAATTTATTTGAGTTACAGACCAACAGTTTCCACAATTAAGCTTTACTGTTTTTCCTATATATTCTGAAAAGTCTTCAGTACTATATTTTACTATTCCCTTATTATCACAATTAGTGAATTTATATGCTATAACAGGTAAACAGTCTTGACAATTTTCAAATGCCTCTACTACTGTTACCGGAATTTCACATGGACAAAACTCTTCTTCTGAACTTGTAAGTAATAGTTTAGCAGCAACTGCTGCTGCAGGTGGTGGAGGAGGAGATGGAGTATCTCCGCAAAGTTCTATTTGACCTTGATCCGGTGTTATGGTTCCGTTATTATAAGAACATCTAGCACCTGTTGTCAATCCTGCCCATGTTGTAGCATTTGTTACTAGAGGAATTGAAGCTCCATTATTATATTGAGTTTCAATTAAGTTTTGTGCTGTCCAAACTTGATTTCCAATTTTTACAGTGATATATGATCTTGAGTTTCCTATATACTCTGGTAAAGCTGAAGTATCATTACTTGTTGTTCCATCAGGTAATAACAACTCATCATCTATTGCTCGTCTTACTAACCTAATAGAGGCTCCAGTATCTTTATTATTTGAAGCTACTTTTAGATCACTGCTATCATATTCCAAGTAAAACCTTACACCATTACTGGTATTAGTTTGATAAGCACTCCAATAAAAACCGTAACTACCTCTGTTTAAAAACAATCCATTGGTATCACGGAATCCACCTGGAATACCAGCCCAATTTACTTCATTAGTCGCTCCTTCATTTGGTGAATCCCAAAGTCCATTATTATCAGTAAATGGAGCAGTACAAGTAGTTTTTAGTTTTCCACCAGCAATATCATTACCACCTAAATAATTTTTTAAATCTAACCAATCTTCATCATCTGGAACAAACCATTCATTTCTGTCATCGCTATATGGTTGATTTGTATTTACAATACCTCCAGGATTTCTACCACCGTTAGTTTGAGCCCCAGCTCCAAATAGTGCATACCAGTTATACAAATAACCATATCCTTCATAATTCTTACCGCAAATAGGTATTCCACAAGGGTCTGTTTCAAAAGTTATTGACCAACATTCATCATACCCATTTATTTTTACAATAGAATTGTTAAACGCATATTGTGCTAATGATGCTGACTTACTTTTTATAATATTATCAGGATCATTACAGTCTGTTAAAGTATAACACTTTGGAGGACATTCTTGACATTCAGCACATGTTGGAACAGTAGTAATCTGATAAATTACTTTATACCAGTCTTCAATATATACATCTGGAGAAGGTATTGGTTCTGAAACTTGCACAACTCTAACACATACAGATAAACACCCCGAAGGACCAAGAGCTTCAGAACATAATTCAGATATTATATTATTACCAATGTCACTAGGAGAAGGAGTCTCTGACCCTTCATATTCTAAATATAAAATTGCAGAATTAGGGTTACCAAGAATCTGAAATACGGTAGCAGGTTGATTAGTACAACAATCATTAAGAGTATAGAATGTACTTGGCATTATTTTTTAGTAAATTTTTCTAAGTTTTTATATCTATCAGGTCCCCAAACTCTTTTAGTAGTTGGAGTTTCTGGTTTTTTTGTTTCTACTACTGGTTTTTTATTTACTCTATTAACACAGCTACTGCATCCGCTTTTACCATCTGGTAGTGTTCTTTTCTGACATCCGCAAGTTATAGCTGCTCCGCAATTTGCACATTTAGACATAAGTTGTTGGTTTTTAAATGTTTAACAGTTTGTACAAGTCATTTTGTTTAAAAGCTTAAGAGCATAATTGTATAAGCTCATACCTTTCTGCGGCTCATGACAATATTCTACTTTAGCTTTTGCAGCTTGAAGATACATATAAATTAATCTTAAATCTTCAAGTTTTTGTTTTATTTTAGTAGGAGGATCACAAGCAGCTGCATCTACATCACATAATACATTGTAGTATTTGTTTAATGCTTGTGTAATTCTCATATGATTATACTCTACATATACTATATCATTAGGTGATACACTGTATTTAATAATGTATATACCATCAGGAATGTCTACATTAACTGTACCGCAATCTGTTGTTTGTAACTGTAAGTCACAAGCTGTTATTGTATCTACAAAATCTTCTGTAGTTTCTAACTGTACTGAATATCCAAATCCGGGTACTGTTATATTTAATGTAGGGCAAGTTACCGGAATTGAATCAACATAAACACTTGTATCAAATATCTTTAAGATACATGAGTTCATTACAGTTGGTACCTCTAAACTTAGTATATGATTAGCCATAGTGAAATAATAAAAAAGGGGAGGAGTATGAAACTCAGCTCCCCTTAGTTGTTTTTAGTTTATAAGATTATACTAATGGTCCAATAGGTCCACCAGGGTATGGATAATAATCTTCAGAATCACATGTCTGACCACAACCTACAGTTTGTAATTCTAAATCACATCCTGAATTGCAATTTCCTAACCATGCTTCAACAAATTCTAGAAGATCAGTACCAACACTTTCACTTGTAATAATCTCTAACAAGTATTGGTCATTATCAAATGTACTAGTTGGATTATTGAAACGTGGAACATTATGTAAAATGTAGTATCTTACATACAAACTATTACGGTCAATGTAATTAAATACACTAGCTCCTTGAGTGATTTCACGGATACGGAGGTCACTGTGGAAGAAGTTTTGTCTGTATTGCTCAGATAAAATTACATCACGTGCAACTGATTCTCCAAGACCCATTGCTTGTCTTCCTTCACATATTTTGTTAACACATGTTCCATTAAATAAACATGGATCACCGTTAAGGTCAACTTCAGAAGCATAGATTCTAACTGGTTCAACTTCATAGAAGTCAGTCAATTGGAATGTACAGTTTTGAAATTTAGTATCTACATAAGCACCAACTAATTGAATTCCTGCTAAACAGTTTTCTTCATCATATCCTGGAGATACATAGTTATCCCAAGTATTAGCCTCAAATAGAGCTAAAAAAGCAGCATCAGTTCCTGGAGCATACCAAGGAGTACCCTCTTGGTCAATAACAGCTACTGACAAGAATGGAGAGATAACAGGGTATCTTACAATTGCCTCAGCCCATTGAATAAAGATGATTGTTGGATCAATTTCTACTGGAGCAATTGAACCTTCTGGACAACATCCACCATATGCAGAAGCAATAATATAAGAGTTGTGGTCTAATAATCTTAATGCAGGAGAACCTTTAATATCAACACGTAATGTGTAAGTCTCACCACAGAAGTATTTTTTACAACATCCTAATTGTCCTATAAATTCAGTATTACCAATATGTACCACTTCATTTTGTGGTTGACATGGTAATACACGATAGAATTGACTAACATACTTAGGGTTGATTACCTTAGATTTGTTAGACTCTTGGTATCCTCCATGAAAAGGACCAATTTTATCATTTTGATAAATTGAACCTGCAGCAAGTACTAAAGGACAGCAGTTAGTAGGTGCTTCAGCAACTAAGTCCCAAGATTTTGGATCTACAAATCCAATTTCTCCACCGGAAAGAATATTTCCAGGTGAACCTAATTTTCCAGTTTTGCTTGTATTGAAATTTTCGGTTCCAACAAACACTTTCTGGAATGCGTGATTAAAATAAGCCATTGTTTTTTGTTTTAGTTAATAAATAAATATACTATAATATAGTAAACTTTTTTTAAATATCCAAATTATTTTAAGAAAAGTAATTTGTATTTAGTTGAGTTCAGTGTAGACTTGATTGTATCTAAGTCATTTACTATCTCAGTATATGGCATTTTAGCTTGTAGCTTATTTACCATTTCTCCTATTTCTCTAATGTATCCTAATGCATCATCTACCGAATTTAATATTCTTGGAGATGTTTCAGAATAGCTGAGCAATTTTTCTGCAGCTCCTTGATATCCTTCTGCTAAATCATCAGCATGTCCAGGAAGAGCATCATATAATTCATTAAGGGCTTTATGAGCTGCATATGATCCAGCACCAGTTACTTTTAAATGTAATTTATGAAAACTAGTAGCAGCACACATTAATTCTGATACACATGCAGCTGTCATAGTATCTACAGAGTCTCCTGCTGGAACTTTTGAGTATGATGCAGAAGATGCAGCATCTCTTTTTAATAATCTAGGTTTTTCCATTTTTATTAGTTGTTACGTTCAGCTGTATCTGTTCCTCTAGAGAATTGGTTTCCAGACTCTATGTCTCCGGCTAGAATACTTACAGCCTCATCTATTATTACTTCTATTATATCATCTTTAAATTCACATTCTACATTTGTTGGAGAAGCAGTATTAGTATAAGGATCTACACAGCCTTCTATTTGAATTTTTACAGGTTGTCTATAATAAGTAAGTTCAATTTTTTCTATATCAAACTCTCCATTAGTATATACATTTACTTCTCCGTTTTTTAAAGTAGCAAATGTTTCTGCCCATTCAAAACTAGGTTGTTTAGATTTATCTCTGAGAAGTTGATTAAGGTTTCCTTCTTCTGCTAAATACACTGTCATACGTCTTTTATCACAACAATCTTTTTGTGCAAAGACATCTACTCTTTTCCACTGCAAATAATCTTGAGGAATATTTCCTTTATAATAATATTCTTTATCTGCAGTAGTTAATGTATTTGTAATTAATAAAGCTTGTAAATCATCTTTTCTGCGGGTTGACTGTTCATCACCTTCTCTTACTTGATTGCTACCATGTAATTGTCTTCTAGTCCATTCAACTTGTGCTTTGTTAAATGCTTCAACAATTTGCCAACACTCTAAGTTATCATAGTCTTGACTATCAAGCTTATTGATCCGTTGTTTTATTTTTATGGTAATAGCACTATTAAGCATTATTATTATTTATATGATTTTAAATTAGTTGCTGTTTTTTTGCTGCAGTATAATCATTTTTATTTTTTGCAGTTTTAAACATTTCTTTAGCTTTTTTTAATTGCTTTTCATTTCCTAATTTAAGCATTTTTAACTTATTCAATTTCATTTCTTTTTCATATGGATCATTAGGAGAAATTGAAATTTTATCTATGGTTATATCTCCACCCTTTTGCATTTTGGTCATTGAAGACTTAACTATTTTTTGTCTAGCTTCATTAGCTTTTCTAAATGCTGTAATAGGATGAACTTTATTTGTCTTTTTCATTATTATCTGTTTTTAGCAATTTTATGGTTTATTAATCTTAAAGCTTTAGGATCATTTACATGTTGTAATGCATGACAACTTAAACAAAGAGTTATTCCATTATTAAAATCAAATTGTAATTCGGGAAATGTACTTCTATGTTTCATATGATGTGATTCTAAAATATTTTTATTTGTTTCTCCACATAACTGACATGTATAACAATCTCTTTCTTTAATTTTTAAACTCCATTGTTTAAGTGCAAGTTTTATATTTTTGTCATGTAAATATTCTTTCCATTCATAATGATTACTTCCTGTATTAAATTTATTAGAACAATCTTTAGAACAGAAATTATGTTTTCCCATTTTTGTTCTAAATTCTTTTCTTTTAAATTGATTATTACAATAATCACAAGTTATATTAATTATGTCAGAAGACTGACTTTTAACTTTGCATTTTTTACTACAATACTTAGAATTTTTAGACCACTCTTGAACTTCAAATTCTTTATTACAACTTTGACAAATTAAATTAACTCTTTTTTTTCTAGCATTTTTAGAACATTTATATCCACAGTATTTTCTATGTTTTGAACCTAAAAATGTTATATTACAATATACACAATTTTTTTCAAGAAGTTTATACATTTACTATTTTTTCTTTGCTTTTGCAATCCCTTTAAAAACTTTTGCAAGATTGTATCTTTTACTTCCTGGAGGACAACTAGAACTTCCAAATTTAGATCCTGTACACTTACCTTCAGTACCTCTACGTTTAATAGAGGCTGTAGCTTTTTGTATCCAGTTTTTATCTGACTTCTTTTTGGTTGCCATGACTATTTTCTTTTAGTTGAGCCGCCCATTTTTTTAATAACCCCTCTACCTTTAAGAATATCAGCTTTAGTGATTTTACCATCTTTATTTAAATCTGGAAAACCTCCTGATTTAAACTTAGGTCTAGACATTACACACTTACCATCAGCACCTCTAACCATACCTTTTTTACAAGATTCTTTTACTGGAGTAGATGCACCAAATTTAGCTTTAGTTGCTCCACCTTTTTTGTAGTCATATGTACCAGTACGGTTTGGACCAGTAGGTCCAGCATTAGGTACACCAAATATATTCTTAGATACATTATCTCCACCTGTTTGTGGTTTAGCAAAGCCTTTAGCTTTATTCAAAGCTTGACCACCTTTGGCTAATTTCTTTATAGATCCTCCGGCTTTCATTTTGCCGCATCCAGTTTTACAAGTTTTCATTTTATATATAATTTAACAGTTCCATTTTCTAAGTGAAAGAGCCTTTCTTGTAGGTCTTCCTTTTTCATCCTTCATAGGTCCAGGCATCCCAGACATTCTTGCACAAAAACTTTTTCTACGCTTAGCATCTTTACTTCCAGGTTTTAATTTAGAAGGTTTAGTAGTCACAGCCATTTGTAATTTACTTCCAGGATTCTCTCTTCTATATGAAGCAACACCTTTAGCATTAAGCCCACCGGTTTTGTTTTTACCTTCAGATCTTGTCCAAGCTGGAGTAGAACCACCAGTTTTCATCTTAGCAGTTTTTTTAAGTTTTAACTTTGCAGATGCTAATGCTAAATCTTTTTTCTTAGTAGCTGTAAGTTTATCTATTGCTAATTTTCTTTTAGAAACTTCATAAGGATCATTTACAGAAACTTTTTTTACAGAAATAGTAGTATCACCACCATCTTGCATTTTAGGTTTTTTACCAGCTTTCTTCATTGAGATAGCTATTGCTGCTTGTTGTGCTCTATTTCCTGCCATTTTTCTTACCTTTATATTTATAGTCCGGGTTATCTTTATGCCATTTCTTTGTAGCGGCTACTCCTTGTTTAACAGTCTTAGCTCTACCTTTTGCAGTAAGATCTATTGTATCCCACTGACCTTTATCTTTGGTAGGATGGTTGACCATTATGTGGCCAACC